CACCAAATATAGTGGCATCCCCTTGGCTAGAAGCCATATCGGCAAATCCCGACACAGATATAGTGGCTGTGGGCTTTCCCGCCAAGAAATTTTGGTAGGCGTCAGAGTAACTTGTGATATCTGCCTCTGGTACGGTGAAATCTAAAGAAATAGATGATAACTCATCCTCTAAAGCTACTGAGTCAAAACTAAAATCTGAATCTTTACCATGCGCTCTGGCCATGTATATGCCTCCTTAATTTATTCATTTAACGGCCCATAGAGCCGTTTTTAGGGCTGTTTAGGATACCGCCCTAGTAGTAGAACCGGAACACTGAAAAGTTGCGCTGTAAGAGGCCGTACCGCCTACAGGCAGATTGATAGTGTAATTGGAGCATAATGCCCCCGTTAGCCCGGATGATGTGCAGGTATACTCCGGGCTGTTGGTGTCTGGCCCTGATCCATCTGGATCAAATATCAGGGTTTTTGGCCCGCTGCTAAATGCGATATGGTCAAATATCGTAACATCACCTGACCCACTTAACGTGGGGTCTAGGCTCCCGGACACCGAAAATGACACCCCCTTTTTACCTGCAAGGTAATTGCCGTACACATCCGCAAAGGCCGTTATTTCTGATTCGGCCACGGTCACATCCATTGTGACGCTGTTTAACTCATCCTCAATGGCTACGCCGTTAAAACTAAAATTGGTATCCTTACCGTGTACCCTAGCCATAAGCTCCTCCTATGTAACGTAATAACCGAATGAAACATAATTTTTAAATGTCCTGCTGCCTGACCCTGATGTCTGGATTTGCACCCGAAACCAACTTTCAACGCCCGCCTGCCCAGTAGCAGACGCAGTAAGAAACGAAACTCCAGTGCTATGCGTTATCGTGCCGAAATTGAGTGCCGTGGTAGGGCTTCCCCATGTATCATTATTCTCGCTCTGAATTTCCAGAGCTATGGTATTGGTTCCACTCCCACCCATTTCCACCATGCGCCAGACGCCGAAAATCGTATAATCTGCACTGATCGTACCCAAGTTATAACCAGTGCCATTGACCACAACCGTGCTACCGTTACAGGTTCTGGTGGCGGTATCAAGCAAGATAGATCTAAACCCCGCATCTGCGCCCTGCCATGTGACGTTACAGGCAATCGCATCACCAATAGTGCTGACCCGTGGGGAAGCACTAATCAGTGTTGGCCCCTCATAACCCATATTTCCATCAGATAGCCCAGCCGGGTAAATGCCAACCCTCCTAGCGGTAGCAGTTAAATCAGTAAACATCTCCCCGTCATAGTTGGGGCTGGCAGTAGACCAAAGCCCGTTTACATTAAATGTAAATGTGGGCTTTCCCTGCACAAAGGTTAAGTCACTATCCGCAAACGCCGTACATTCTGCCGGGTCTTCACTAAAGGTTAAATCCATTGAATTTGACACACCCGAAAAGTCAAACTCATCTACCAGTAAAGCAGCCGATTTGGCCGTAATTCTAGCCATTGCGTGTCCTTCTCCTCCGGGCGGCTGGCTTTTCTTCCTCTATTGCCGCCTCTGCTAGTTTCTCCTGTGACCATTCCGCATCTGAATCCGCATATAGTTTGATTGCTCCCGTTCTGAGGAGGCTATCTACATCTACTGGCTCATCTCCATCTAGGCAAAACCGCTGCCCTGCCTTAAACCTGATGCTAGATGGTTTTACTCCCGGCCCCTGCGGCAGATGCAAAGACCGCAAAGCCAAGTACCAAACCTCAGAATTCTGTGTCATTTTCTCGCCTTATGTGTTCCACCAGATACCTTGCATCCTCCGGCCCCCTGCTAATTAAGTTGATATGCTGCACACCTTCAGCCTCTACCGAATTATTAAAAGCCTTTTCCTTGCCGCATTTCTTGCAAATGCCATCACTCTTGGCCCCTGCCGCCTCTGCTATCATCCAATGATGCACGCAGTCATCATCTGCCGTGTTTTGTGGCTGCGGCCTCCTGTTGTTTACCCTTGCCCTTAATGAGAAATTCTGCTTGCTGCACGGCCTGCAATAGCGAAAAGCCCCGCCGTTAACGTGGGAATAATCCCCCCACCAAACCACGCCACAAACTTGACAAAGTGACCTGATATATCTGCGGGCAGGCGTTTTGCCTATTTCCTTGCCTCTTACTACTGTTCCGATTTCTGCCTCAATCATTCCCTAGCTCTCATCTGCAATTATTCGGTAGGTGCCGCCAATGTGTTGAAAGGTCACCCCCGCCTGATCCTCAGTAAAATAAAAATCACTCTCACGGCGGCAAGATAGCAGCGTATGCCCTGTAATGCTTAGTGAGGCATCTTGCATAACGCTGTCAATCTGGGTATCTATATCCCCACCCTCTTTAGGCCAAGGGCTGCGGCTAATAACTTTCACCATGTAAATGGCCTGCCCGCCTCTGCCCGTATAGGCAAAATAATCATCTGTTTTGCTCATGGCTTGAAAGACAATAAACGGCGGCTCTATACCCTGTGGCGCAAGAGAGTTAAACACCCCACCCGTGGCCTCATTGGTTACCGCTGCCACGTTTAGCACGTTATAAACCGCTGTATCTAAATTGACTCTTAAATTGGCCATAATTAAAACTTCCTAAAAATCTCCTCTACTGCTTTAAAAAACCGGGGCATTTCTTGCTCTGCTGCTGGCACCATATAGGGCCTTGCTCTCATGTAAATGGTGCCATATTCCACAAACGGGGAATATTCCATAGTGGGGCCTATTTCCCATTCCAAGCCCTCTTGGTCAATCTTATTGGCTGCAATGCTATTTATCATGTCATGGGTATCTACCGCTGGCCAATCAGCTACCCGCTGTTTAGCATCGCCCTCAATGTGCAGGGCCGCCCTTTCTACCTCAGTTTTTAAAAATCCCTCAAGCCGCCGCCAATTAGGGTCTACCTCTATTTTGATCTCAAAATTCATACTAAATGCTTCTGGCAAAACAAAACCCCCTGTTTGCTCAAAAACGGCTAACAAGGGGCATTTAAAGCCCTTGCGGTATTTCTACCCCCTGCCAGCGTTCAAGGCCGCTTAATGGGCTTCAATGAGCCTCTAGGATGGGATATCTATTTAACTGTCAGTCAATCTTTGCAGGTGCCGGGCTGTAATACCCTCCCTGCCCATCTGGTACTAAATAAACTTTGCCATCTGCGGTGAATATTGAGATTCTGCCGCATTTGCCACGCCTACACTTAATTTCTACCCTGCTGCCGCCCTCTAACCAGAGGCGGGCCAGCAGCATACCGCAGCCCTTATCTTGGCAGCGTGCCTCAACTAGTTTTACAGGCGGCGCATCTGGCATCTTTTTGACGTTGCCCAAGATTTGCCAGAGTCCACAAAATGCACCTCATAAGTGCCACTTGAGTGGCTGACTCTATCGCTCTGCTCTACAGATTGGTCATGGGCCACCGTTAGCACAAAATCAACCTGCAAATCCTCCCGGCCCTGTGCCACCGTTTCTTTGCCACTGGCAGCAGATAAGCGGGCAGGGATGTTCTGGTATGCCTCATCCCAAGCCTCAGTAAAGCCGCCCTGCTTGTCACTGGTGAGGCTCTTGCGGAGGATGCTGACACTATCGGGCATAGCGGTTTTGACCGCTGCCCGCATATAGCGTAAATCCATATCCTGTATTAACTTATCAGCCATCACTATACCGCCCGTATTCACCCGTGCCGGAATCAAGAATATTTAACCCTGTAACCTCATCTGAATCTGTGTAAACAGAGTACCCATCCTTGCCCCGTGGCATCACCGTGGTAGTGCTGCGGGCTTGCCTGCGTAGCCTCTTTGCCTGCTGCTGATACCTTTGGGTCCATGATCCTTTTTGGAAATTGGCCCCATCCGCAGAGAATGTAAACTCCCTAGCAAAACGCACTGCCAGTGTCTCACAGGCACGGGCCGCTGAACCCAAGATGCTGTTGCCCTCTTGGGTTAGAAAATCATCTAATTCTGCGTCTTGAAATAAGGCACGGTCAGAGTCAGTATCACCCAGCTCCAACCGTAC